TCTTATCTTGGTGAAATGCATTAGCACTTCGTTCATTGTGGATTATTCCGTCTTGTAGCATTTTTCTACTAACTTTTTGAGTCGCTACACCAAATAACTTTCTTCGTTTTTGAGTAGATAATAATTCCTTCATTTCACTATCTAAGAATATGCAAAGATTTGAATATCTCTTTTGATTGTTAGATAAGAAATCGAGGTATCTATTCACTTTATTCATTTCGTTAGAATTGTTTACAATGTCCTTAAAGGACGTTTGTGAACAATAACTAAGCAAAGAATGAATAAACTCGATAGCCTTGGATAGAGTCATAATATTTAATGTACCATTGAATATTCTGAACTCAATCGTGTTATCAGGTCTCATATTGATAGCCGTGTATCTTTCAGCATACTGAGAGTATTTTCTGTTTGATATACTAGCTACCATGTTGCGACGCTTAGCGAAAGTACCACTTCCGTGATGACCGATTAAGGACTCCCATTTCAAAGAACCGTAACTTGTAGCCCTTTGAGCAATCAATTCGATAAATTCAGGACACGAATACACAAACCACAAAAGCTTATGTAATTGTGTCTTATTTATCGCTGATTTGCTAACATGGATATGCATTCCGCCCTCTTCACTTTCAGCACTAAAATAGCCACTAGATAACAATGTGCTAAATAATACATCATATATCTGATTGCCAAATGTTTTCCAAAAGTTCCAAGAGAAAGGATGAGAGACAACCTCAACGCCCTGCTCAGTCAATGAACCATCAGATTTAGAATAGAATAAATTACTTTTATCTATCCCTCTTCCGATGACACTAACTAAGGAAGCAAAATGATTGCCCTCTAAGATAATATTAGAGTCATAGTCACTATCATCCATCTCATGCCTATCTACTTCAATTTCTACACCGAAGTGTAATATCGGTAGTTCATGTTTTGAGTATCCACTTTCAGAAATCAATACAGATTTCTTTTTGTTGTTTACTCTATGGAATATCGGGCTTGGTCTGTACGAATAACTACGAATAGATTGCCTATTCATACATCTATAACAGATACCATGCTCCAAATGATAACTAGCATTGTCACACGAATTACATCTCGGCAACGTTGCTAAACAATCATTATGAAACCAACTGTTCAAATGGTCAGAGTACATAACATCCTCGTCTGTATTTGAATTAATAGTTTCATTGCATACCCCACAATTATGGATATATCTCATCTCTTTTAGTTTATTAATGCTATCAGCACTAATATTCTTCATTTTATCTAATAAGTTCATGTTATTTCCTTTATTTAATATTCAACAAAAGAACAGTATCTATTTAATCCGGATTGGATACCGTGAATAAGACTAGAGTGATTAACATAAATACTGTTGGCAAGTTCCTGATACATAATTGTATCCCGTTTGTTACTTATTATTGCATTTATGAGGATAAAAGTTTCAAATTAATTTTAAATGCTTATATTGTTACACTTAGCTAGTCAATTATTGACATAGGTCTTGTATTGTCCTGCATATTTTAACGAGCCTACAATCAAAAACGGATTTCTCAATTTAACTATTTCAACCTAAATCGGCTGAGGGGGAGTACCCATGCAAATAATAAGAAGAACACGAATACAAATATAATTTTTTTCAATTTTTTAAGATTTTGCTAGGGCGGGGTACTATACTATACTATATTACTATATTATACTATATTATACTATACTACTACTATACTATACTACTATACTACTATTATACTATACTACTATACTCACTTATTGAAAGATACTATATTACTACATTATACTATACTACAGGCTAAATTGTGAATAACTTTGTGGATAACTTTATTATCTTTACCCTTAACTACCTTTTAAGTTAAATTAACCTATGAGCGAGCGACGCACCAGATTTCAAAAAGCAATGGATAACTCCTTTGACGATATTGACGTTTTTACCAATATCAATGAAATTAAAAGGTTGGGCGATGAGATACAGCTTTTAGACGTTATTAATCCTACCTCTTCCACATACGGTAAGATTGCTGAACTATTATCTAGAGTAAAAGCATTAAAAGAATTTGAATTACTCTCTGATGAAATGTTTTTAAATCAATCTAATTAACTATGGCTTACACTAGAAAGATAAAAGGCGTTGAATATACGCTCTATAAGGACGAAAAAGAGTTTAGGCGACATAACCCTAAGCAAACTATACAATCTAACTGGAGAGAGGCAAATACGGGCGACTGGATTAAAACGGATGATGGGCAGGTAACCATAGTTATTAAAAGGGGAAAAATAAAAAGCAAAGATAGGAACGATGAATATATCAGAACTTTACTGGGTATGGCTAATATTAAAAGAACGATACACATTGAGGGAGAGCCAGTTCAGGATATATGGCGTTTTGGGAAAAAGAATTGGTATGCTAAAATAAAAGACGGCAATTTATCTATATCTAAGCGTATATTTGCAAAGTACATAGCTAGTGGTATGAAGCCGATTGATGCGTTTATGAAAGCTCATGAGAATACCAAAAGCTTAGATTATGCAAAACAAAAGACCAAGGTCTTATTAAAAAGCAAAAAGGTTAGACAGTTGATAGATAAAGAAATAGAATTGTTATTAAATGAAACTGGGATTACAAAATCCTACTTATTAGAAAAAACAAAAGATATTGTTGACTCAGAGGCGTCAAGAGACTCTGACAGAATGAGAGCCATTGAAACATTAATGAAACTTTCAGGAATGTTAAATACGGAAAAGAAAGTAGATTCGGTTTCATTGATACAGGAATTTACAGGGTTTAGTCAGGAAAAGTTAAATGCTTTTAAAGCGGGAACTTTACCAGAAACAAAAACAATAAAGTTAAATGGAAAAGAAACCTAGTATCTATTTTCCAGTACGGTTGGCGACCAAAAATGAATTAAGGGAATTGGTTTATGGGTCAACATATTGCCCTGCTTGTGACTGTGAAGTAATGGGAGAAAGAATTATGAATAAACTACCCTACTTAAATTCTAAAAATGAATTAAGTGGTTGGATATGCGACATTTGTGAAAGTGTCTTTGATTTAAAAGACAATCTTGTTCAATTCGGTAGTTTTGATGGTAGCGATATTTACGAAGCATAATGCCCGATAATTTTAATATAACTCCAAGTCCTTCGGAGATGAAGGAAAGGGATGAGGTATTAAAGAATGCTTATAATAACCTTATCTATTTTGGTAGAGCCTTTTTACCAAATGATTTTTTAAAGAAATCCGAATCAGCACCTTTTCATTACCACATTGCCAAAGAAATGATTACAACCAAGCCGGGAGCTAGGATATGTAATATTATACCAAGGGGACATGGTAAGTCTGTTATGGCGAAAGCCGCTATTATGCACAAACTATGTTTTTCTAAAACAGATGAACAACATTTTATCGCTTGGGTATCAGAGGAACAAGGTCAGGCAATAGACCACCTTAAATACCTACGGAGTCATTTTGAGAATAATAAAATGATAAAATATTATTTTGGCACAATGGATGGTGGTTCGGTTGGAAAAAGGTGGACAGAAAAAGATATTGTTACTGCCAAAGGCGATAGAATGATTGCAAAAGGTACTTCTCAGAGATTAAGAGGTCGTGCAGAAGTAGATGTTCGTTATACTGGTATTGTCCTTGACGACTTTGAATCTGAATTAAATACAAAGACCCCAGAACGTAGAGCTGAAATTAAGAAATGGATTGTATCTACGGTATATCCAGCATTGGAAGAAACACCCGGCAACGAAGGGTGGATATGGCTTAGTGGTACGATTGTTCATTTTGATTCTTACCTACAAATGACCTACGATGGGTGGAAAAAGGCACAAGAAGATGGTCGTGAATATCCTTGGACAGTAAATTTCTATCGAGCGATTGAAGATGGTAAACCATTATGGGAATCTCAGTTTTCAGATAAAAAACTAGAATCTAAGAAGCGTGAATTTATAGAAGCGGGTCTGGTTAATAAATTTGCTCAAGAGTATATGAACGATGCTCGTGATATATCTAATGCTGCTTTTAAAATAGATAGAATCCAATACTACAATGGTGCATTTAAAAAACAAAACAATATGCCTTACATTATTGAAGGGGGTGATGCTATCCCTATTAATGTTTATATTGGTGTAGACCTTGCTGCTACTGCTACAGAAACATCTGACTTTCAGGTAATTTTAGTTATGGGAATAGATTCAAATAAAAATAGATATGTATTAGATTATTTTAGAGAAAGAATCCCTACTTTTGATGTTCCAGCTAAAATTATAGAATACGCTAAAAAATATTCTCCTGTTCGGAGAGTTACGATTGAAACAGTTGCTGCTCAGGAAATGGTTCGAGATATGGTAACCAGAATGTCTGCGACAGAAAAAAGATTAATGCCGGGACTCTTTAAGGGTGTTAAACCACCTGCTAGGGTTAAAAAAGAAGATAGACTTGAAACAGCGTTGGGTCAAATAGTTAATTCTAAAAAACTATACGTTTATAGACATATGACTGAATTAATTGATGAATTTTTTGAACACCCTAAACCACGAAATGATGACCTAATGGATGGTCTTTATTATGCTGACTATTTTGCTCGCCCCCCTAAAACAGAAAAAATGGATAAAGAAGAATTAAAGATTAAAAAAGACCAATTTGATTACTATAAAATTAAAAAAGCTTACAACTGGGTAACTGGTTCAAAATTTTAAATAACATTTGTATTTCTTTTGTGTTTATTCGTATAATAAGATGAATGCCTAGATACTCTAAAAAATCAAAAGAACGTCTTTCAAGTTGCGACAAGAGACTTCAAGATGTTTTTCATGAAGTAATTAAATACGTTGACTGCTCTATTTTAGAGGGTCATCGTAGTAAAGAAAGGCAAAATAAATTATATGATGAAGGTCGCACAAAAGTTAAGTATCCTAACGGTAGGCACAATTCTAGTCCTTCTAAAGCCGTTGACGTTACCCCTTATCCTGTTGATTGGGAAGACCGGGAGCGACAAACGCTATTTGCTGGTTTTGTCATTGGGATTGCTAGGGGCATGGGTATTCGTTTAAGATGGGGCGGAGACTGGGATATGGATTTTCATGTTATGGACAACCGTTTCGATGATTTTCCCCATTTTGAGGTTCGGGACTAATGGCTGGCTCTACCGATACTGTACCAGCAAGATTAACCCCCGGTGAATTTGTAATTAAAAGGGAATCAGCAAAAATGTTAGGATTACCATTATTAGAAAAATTAAACGCTGTATCTGATGGTGCAGCTCATGATAACATTGATTCTTTAATAGCAGAAGCAACATTATCTCAAATGCAACCAATGGCAGGCGGTGGTTATGTTGGTAAAGAAAACATTGCTAGTTATCAAGACGGTGGTGCTGTTAGTGACGCTACTGCTACTTCCGCTATGGATGAACTTCTTGCTCAAGCTATGTTAGCAGAATCTGCTCAAGGTCAAAGTCAATATTCAATGGTAGACGCTGATAGAGTTGATGCTAAAAACCAAGAATTAATGGAAATGATATTAAGTATGGCTATTCCGGGTGCTGGTTTAGCTGGTACTGCAAAAGGAGTAACTGGTAAACTTCCTAAGCTTGCTAAAAAGATTGCATCTATGAGACCAGATAAAGGTAAACAAGCAGTTTTAGATAAGATAGCAAGTGCAATGAAAGTTGCTCCCGGTAGAAAAATAGAACAAACTTCAAAAGATTGGTTACTTTCTCCCGCTTCAAAAAAATTAGACATGGACAAAATAAAAGGTTATAGAGTTTTAGAAAACACCTTAAATAAACCATTTGATAAAATGGATTTAGTAAATCCGGGTTATCTGCAAAAATTTACAAATGAATTAGTCAAAGTAAGAGACAAGCCTCATTTAAAGCTAATTGGTGGTAAAGATGTTAGAGTAGGCGATGTGGTTGATGCTTTATATAATCGTGGATTTTTAAATGAAAATGAATTAAAAAGAATAGGTAAGATAATACCTAAAAAATATAGAAAAGATGAACTAAAAGAATTATTAGATTTGTCAAAAGGTGCTTCAGGCAAAATTAGTGGCTATCAAGATGGTGGTAAAATTCCAAAAGAAGCAAATCCTTTTGTTCCATTTAAATATAGAGATAAAGGAGCTGCTGCTAGTGGTAAATGGGGTGAATTTGGTGATTACCAAAGAGCATTAGATGAGCCAGATTCAGCAGAAGTCGCAGAAAAAACAAAAATACTTAGAGCTTTGTTGGACGAATTTATAGCTGAAGAGGCATATAAAGATTCTGTTGAAAATGAAATGAATAGAAATCCTTTATTAGATTCTTTAATAAACGAAGCTCCGCCTATAAATGAAATGTTAAAAATGTTACCTGATTCACCAATGATTGAATATCCCCCTAGACCTTCAAAAAATCAATTTTTAGAAGAGTTGTTAAATAAAGGTGTTATTATTTAATGGAAAAAGACCAAAGAGCGGAATATAACGAACAACTTTTTAGGCAATGGAGAGATGCTCGTTCAGATTGGGATACTGAAGCTAGAGAAGATATTGATTTTTATTTAGGCAACCATTTTACAGAAGATGAATCTTCTGAATTAGCCGCAAGAAATCAAGCAGATGTACCAATGGATAGGACTTCTGCTGCAATAGAAAAATTTAAAGCTGTTTTAACAGCAAGACCTCCAGCATTTACAATAACCCCTAGAGAAGACTCCGATGTTAAGGTTGCCTCTGTTTGGAGAACCATATTGGGATATGTTTGGCAAATATCTGATGGTGATTCTCAAATGAAACAGGCAATCCATGATTATGCTACTACTGGATTAGGTTATTTGTATGCTTATGTTGATACCGAATCAGATTTCGGTAGAGGTGACGTGAAGTTCACATACCTAGACCCCTTTAGAGTATACGTCTCTCCTTCTTCAAGAAACCGTTGGTATGATGATGCTGACGGTATCATACTGTCTACCGTATTAACCCAAGAACAACTCATTAACCTCTACCCACAATTAGGGGATAGTACAGACCCTGAAACAGGTGAAACTATCCCCGGATTAATTAATGAAATTTCTGAATATCATGATATTGAAGGAAGTGATTATCCCGCATCTCAGAATAAAAATTCTGTAGTGGCTTTTACACCAGCTGATGTAAAAGATAAAGACTACATGGATGTTAAGAAGTATCAGGTTTTAGAAAGGTTTTATAGGGTTAAAGTTAATTTTTATTATGTAATAAATAATCAAGATTCATCAGAAATGATTATGTCTGAAGAAGAATTTGTTAATTTTTCACAGGAAAATCTTGATTTAATAGAAACTGGTGTTTTAACAGTTGCTCCTGTAGAGCAAACTAGAATAAAAGTTTGTGCATCAGTTGGTGAAATTGTTTTATATGAGCAGATATTAAATACAGATATTTATCCCATTGTTCCATTACCAAATGTTTGGACTGGTACACCATATCCAAAATCAGATATATCCAGAGCAAAACCAATGCAAAGACTTTTAAATAAATTGTGGTCTCTAGCGTTGTCTCATGCTCAAGCGTCTGCTGGATTAAAACTTTTAGTACCACTTGGTAGTGTTGATGATGTAGCTCAATTAGAACAAGATTGGGCAAACCCAAATGCTGTAATTGAGATTGATTCATCTCAAGGAGAACCACATTATCCTCAACCGTCTCCATTAGCTGGAGAATTTTATAAACTTATTCAGCAGTCAGAGTTCTATATAGATTTTATATTTGGACTTCCTGAAATGATGCATGGTGTTGCAGATAAAGCACCCGATACAGTTCGTGGTACAGAAAGAATGATAGCACTTGGTAGTGAAAGACCAAAATCAAAGCTAAGAGATGTTGAGTTTTCTGTAAACAGGCTTGGTAAAGTTTTATATAACTTATCTAAAGGTCATTATAGTTTTAAGAAAATGTTTCGACTTGCCCAACCAAACAATGATTTAACTGAGGTAATGGTAAATGTTTATGATGATGTTTCAAATTCTATTGTTGATATTAAAAAAGAACAATACAATATTGAACAACATGATATAAGAATTGAACCGGGTTCTACAATGCCTACAAATAAATATGCAGAGCTTAGTGTATATTTAGAGGCGTTCCAAATGGGAATTATTGATAAAATAGAAGTGTTAAAGAAAAACCCAGAAATATTTGATAAAGAAGGCATCATGCGAAGAACAGATGAAAAAGAACAAATGATGCGACAAATCCAGTCCTTACAGGGACAGGTTAAGAATTTGCAGGGTGACTTGCAAACAGCCCAAAGAGAATCTGTGCAAGACAGAAAACGAGTTGAAGTGGAGAAATTCAAAACTAGACTTGGTGAAGTCTCATCAGATTCTAAAGCAGATAGAAGAGTACAACGTAGTAAATTAGAAAATGAGGTGAAGCTCGAAGTTGAGAAATTAGCTAATCGTCTTAGTCGTGAGGCAGATAAAGCTAGTTCAGCTCAGAAAACATAGAGACATCTCGAAAGGATATATACATGGAAACTTTAGAACAAATTGAGGCTAATGTCGAACAAACAGCTCAAGGTAATGAAAGCCCATTTGAGGATAATATTACTGTAGCACAATCTCCTGATGAGGTTGTCGCTGAAACTAATGAAAACCCGGTTTTAGATGAAGATTCTGAAGCTCGTAAATTTCAATCAATGTATGACCGCTCACAGGCGGAACTCGGAGAATTGAAAAAATACGAACCTTTAGTTGATTTACTGGAGTCGAGACCTGATTTAGTTAAGGTATTACAAGATAATATCTCTAATCCTACAGATGGAAATCAATCATCACCAGCTGTTGAAGTTGACGATTTCAACCCTTGGGACGCTTTTGACCCAAAAAAGGATACCGCTTCTCGCAGGCTTGTTAAAACAGAAATGCAAAACATAGCCGGACAAGCAATCAGCAAAGCTATGGCAGAACAACAGGCGAAAATGCAAACTGAAATGCATTTGAACAATACTGTTAATGAACTTAGAAATAACTATAAAATGTCCGATGGTGACATTAAGGAGTTTCTTGAGTTTTCAACTAAGCCAAAAGAGCAAGTTGGTTTAAATAACCTTGTAAAGTTATGGCGTGACGTCAGTGGGGTTAGTCAAAATAATACTGATACCTTGAATGCGGTAAAAGCCGCTCAAGATACTCCTCGCAGTGCTGGTGTTCTACAAGGACAATCTGTTCAGAATCAATCTGAAACGGATAAATTGTGGGAATCAGTTAAGAATGCAGGGAGTAGGAATAGTGTTTTATAAATAATAAAATAGGAGTAAATAATGGCTACTTATAATAGTGGGCAGGTAAAATTTGGTACTCCGGGTGCGGTTATTGATTCAACCATTCCATCACGTCGGTTATATGACTTTAGTGATAGGGTTGCTGATTTAGCCCCAGAGGAATCTCCATTTTTTGTATACTTGTCTAAAGTTGGAAAAGTTCCTACTTCTGATAGTCAATTTCGTTTTCTAGAAGATAGAAGCAAAATTGCTATGACAGATAGAAGCTTTCTTCAAAAAGGTGGTGGCACACTAGCAGCAGCAGGCGGTCTTACAAGCTTAACTGTTGATACTAGTGGTGGAGCTTCTGTTGATTGGCTCATTAAAGGCATGGTTGTGCAATTTGCACAAAATGTTAATAAAGACGGTGGAGCTGATACAGAAGCTATAACTCAAGCTACGGGTAGAATTGAATCTGTTTCACAAAATAGTTCTGATACTACAATTCAAGTTAAAACTATTGCTGCTTCTTCTGGAAGTACAACAACTCTAGATGATAATGGCGAATGTGTTGTTATTGGTACATCTTATGAACAGGGTTCAGGTTCTCCTGATGTGTGGTCTCAAGAGCTAGATAATGATTATGGTTACACCCAAATCTTTAAAACAGCTTGTGAGATGTCTAACACAGCAAGAGCAACTCAGTATCGTGGTTATGCAGATGAGTGGCAACGTCTTTGGAATTTGAAACTTCGTGAGCACAAAATTGATATTGAAAGAGCTATGCTCTTTGGTATGAGAGGTTCGCAAGGTGGTATTCAATATACTGAAGGTATTGTAGGACACATTATTAAGAATGGTGGAACTCCATCAGATGGAAGCATTGGTTCTTATTCTGAAGGTGCTCCATATTTAGCTACTTATGCTACTAGTGAATTAACTTATGATGGTTTACTATCTGCATTTGAAGTTATGTATGACCCGGCTAGGGGTGGTTCTAGTGCTAAACTATGTTTAGCTTCACTTCCAGTTGTATCTCATTTCAATAAACTTAGTGGTTTTGTAGACCAAAGTTTTTCTGGTGAAGGAAGATATAACTTTGAAAGAAGTCAGGGCTCATTTGGTCATAAAGTTATGAAGATTGAGACTGTGCATGGTGATTGTAGTATTGTTAAAGAACCTCTGTTCAGAAACAATGCTTCAGGTCATATGTGCTTTGTTGACCTTGATAATGTTTCATACAGACCACTAGTTGGTAATGGTGTCAATCGTGATACATCAATTCAAACTAATGTCCAAGCGGCAGACGAGGATTTACGGAAAGACATGATTCTTACAGAAGCAGGTCTTGAAGTTTCTCTTCCTGAGTCTCACGCTTTGATTAACTTGGAGACTGTGTAAAATGAGAAGTGATATTATTAATAATAATAGTAGTGGAGCTGACGTTGTATCTAAGTTTGAAGTAATTGCAGTTGCAAGGACTTTAGATGATTCTGACTCAGGGAAAATATTTGGTATTGACCAAGATAGTGGTGCATACACAATAACTCTTCCCTTGGTAAAGAATGTAACTCCGGGTTGGAATTGTAGATTCTTGCTAACGGATGTTGGGAGCAACGCTGTTACAATAGCAAATAATACAGATGAAGATACTATCGTAGGATATACTTCTGGTGGAGATGGAGGAAGTGGTTCTTCCACAGATTCAACAGCAGTTGACGAAATTGTATTTATCAGTGGTGCTCAGCTTGGAGATAGAGTTGATTTATTCTGTGATGGAGTATATTACTACGCTCAAGCTACTGCACATGATGTTGCACATATTACTATAAGCTAAACCTGAATAAATAAAGGTTAACAGTTTTAAGGTACTGTGGGGATTGTCAAAAAAAGGTAATCCCCAAAACCTTAAAGGAAAAATTTATGAAAAGATGTAAAAATTGTAATGAGCCTAACCCAGAAGGTTGGTTCTATTGTAGAGAATGCGGAGGTAAAACTTCTGATACTAATTTTACAACTAATTTGTATATGCAAAGTGAGATTGGTAAAAGAACTGATATTGAATTTTCTACAACAACAATAGATGAAGATATAAAACAAAGAAATAACCAATTACAAAGTAGGTAACCAATGGCTACATTAAAAGTTAAAATACAAGAAGATGTAATACTTGAAAATCAAGATTATAGCTCTAAAAGAGTAAATGAAATAACTGGTGTAAATGATGTTTTAAAAAGAATAGTTTCTGTGCCAGTAAACACTGATACTACAATAGTTAATTTTGAAGCAAATGTAGGTGCGGATACAGGGGCTACCCCATTTGATGTTGATTTATTAAAATATATGAGAATATCTAATTTAGATTCTTCAAATAGTGTTAATTTGGCTGTAGTTGGAGACACTATGAATTTTCAAATTGTTTTAGAAGCTGGTCATAGTTATTTGTTAAGTAAAGCTGATGATGGAATGGTAGTAGAGGGTGCAACAGATACAAATCCAGCTTTTTCAGGGTTTGAAGAAATAAATCAATTAATGATTGATTCTGGTTCAAATGCAGTTAAAATTGAAATTTTTATAGCGAGTGCATAATGGCTAACTTTGATGCTCAAGTAGAAGCTTTAATTGGTTTAAGCATATCTGATAGTGGAACAACACCAACAAATGCTCAGTTAGGACAGTTCTTAACAGATGGTGCAAAAGAAATTATAAATCATCTTCCTAAACATTTATTACCACTTTGTTCAGCAGAGCAATCATTTACTTCAGGAACACCAAACACATTAAATACTGGCAAGGTATTAAATGTATTTAGAAGTGATGGAGATATTAAACAACCTTGTAGGCAAATAGATAGTTCTTACAAAGGAAGGGTTTTAGATTCTGATGATATGGATTATGCTACGGTTACAGACCCTGTTTATTATATAGATAATAATACTATGGATGTTCTTCCTAGTGGTGGTTCTGTTACTTATTCAGAGGTTCAGTATCCGACTGTGGGAGAAGGTGATTCAGCAATCGCTAGTTTTCCAGATGAAGCTGAACATCTTGTTGTTTTATATGGAACTATCAAGTCACTACAAAATGTATTAGGCAATAGGTCATCCAATTCTGATATAACAACAGCTTTAACAGCTATGAAAAATGCAATAGAAGCAGCAGAAGCTGTATTTGACGGAATGGAAGGTGCAACTGAATCTGTATTTGGAGATGAGGATACATTTACAACAGCTAACTCTCAACTTACAAGAGTAAAAGATGCTTTAGACAAAGTATCTCAGTTAATTGAATCAAATAAACCAGTTTCTGGATATGATGCTCACGATTTATTAGAAGCTGAGGATATAGAATTACTTCAGGGAAATCTTAGCATTGTTAATACTGAATTAAAAAGAGCACAAATGCATTTATCGGAATGGAATGCTATTGGTGATATGAGAATAAAACAAATAAATGCTTCTTTGGCTGAAGCCCAAGGATATGCTTCTGAAATACAATCGAGGTTAGCTGTAGATTCAAATCAATATAGTTGGTATGAAAAACAACAAGCTAAGTTACAAGCAGATTACGATAAGGGTTTACAAGCATTGATAGGAGCTAGAGCATAATGTCAGTACATAAACTAAATGTAAAAAATGTTTTAAGTCGGGTTCGTCAAGTTTTTCCTAATGTTCCTGAATCATATTTAATTAGCCTTATTAATGATGCTTTAGTTGAGATTGGTGTTTACAGCACAAAGCAAATTCAAGCTAAGATGAGTACAGTGGCAGACCAAATGTGGTATAAAATTGGTGATGATGCTGAAGATTCTAGTGGAAATAAGCTTGAAGCCAACAAGATTTTTAGAGTAGATTTAATGGATAGTGATGGGGATTATATACAAATCCCAAGATTAGTTGATAGAAATATTTTATTAATGGATGCAGATTCTAATGAATCGGCACTAACAACACCGGATAGTAAGTAATGGCAAGCAATATAACATACCCAGATTCTTCAGCAAGATATTTTATAGAAGGTGATAAATTAGCATTAATAACCAATGTTGATAGCTCTGGTAGCACTAGAACAGTTGCTCGTAAAGAATGGAAAGCAATCGCTGAAGCTGTTTCAGATGGTCTTTTGTTACATTTTTATGGAGACCCCAATAAAGTTAGAACCATTAATGATGAAATAGATTTAGATAATAGTTTACATAAATCAATAGTTGATTATGTAAAAAAATGTTTATATATGGATAAAGCTGGTTCTGTATTAGAACCGGGTATTGTTCAAACCGCTATGCAAATGTCAGCTATGCATGAAAAGAATTTCAATGATTCTGTAAAAAGATTTGGAATGAAAAAACGAAACAAAACTGGAGGCACTAGGGCAGTAGTCCCAGCTAATTTTAGATAACCAATATGACCATGAGAATATCCCAAGCTCGGTAAGTCATAAGATAGGAGAAACAAGATGGGTGATATACATAAGTATCAAGTAAATGAAGCAAACAATGTAGCTTTAGGTCAAGTAGGTTGCGTATTTGAAGATGGTCAAGATTCTGTTTCAGGTAAAATAGTAGCAATTACATTTTTAGAAGATTGCATCTTTACTACTTTAACACCTGAAAGCTCAGATTACATAGGAACTGCAAGTGGTAATGGAGATGCAATAGACACTTCAAATACTTTTCCACAAGGAGTTACAATATTTGGTCGCTGGACTACATTTACTTTACAAAGTGGTTCAGTAGTAGCATACTTAGGCTAAGTCTATGCTCGGACTAGCAACAAACCTAGCTAAGGGTGGAGCATCCCTCTTAACTTATGTTAAGGACAACCTTAAACTATACCTCGACTTTAAGTCTAATAAGTCAGATACCCTCAAGTTTCCTTGTGAGGGTTCTACTTCATTTAATGGCACTAATCAACAAATAGAGCTGTCGGATGCGGGATTTCCATCTGGTAATTCACCATTTACAATTTCTTGTTGGTTTAATAAAACTGCATCAGTTAGTTATGCGGCTCTTGTTTCTTGGGGTACTGCAAGTAATAATAATGCAAACTACTTAAACCTTGATAATGCAAATCATGTAAAAGCGGGGTTTTATAGTAACGACCTTGAAAATGGTTCAGGAACTGACACATCAGCAGGTACTTGGTATCACGCTACAGTTACATATGACGGAACAACAAGAAGAATATATGTAAATGGTTCAGAAGAAGTAAATGATACACCATCATCTGTTAATGTTACATTAGGTGGAACCTTGTACATAGGTACTTTTTTTGGCACTTATGATTTTAATGGCAAAATAGCAAATGTAGGAGTTTGGTCAAGAGCTTTATC